CCCCAGGGTTTTAACTACATTGTGTACATATATATAAATAAGCCCCTTGTAATTCTGCGTGTATTTCCTCGTGGGGGGATATTCAAGGGCTGTCCGTTTCGGTCCTGTTTGGATAGGTTTGAAACGTCTATCTGTGTGATGTCGGTCACAGTGGTGCACGTGACACGCCGATGAGCAGGCACTATATAAGTGAGGGGTTTGAGCGAACGTAGTGAGCGAGAACCCCGAACGACATTACTTTTTGGACCCCCCGAGGGGGTCCGGGTCAATGAATGAATCATTGACATTCATGTATTAACTGATTCCTGTCGGCGTGGTGGAGTCTGCCTTGTTTCGGGTGGATACCGGGCCTCGTAATTGTCCCCTTCATTTGGCCGCCTTGTGGAGGGTGGGGTTTTTGTGTCGGGTCGTTCGAAGTCGGTGCCTGTTTCTGAGCTGAAGTCTCAGGTGTTGAAGTCGATTGCGGACGGGATGACGGTGGAGTCGGCGCTGGTCCGGGTGGGTCGGACGGTGTCGGCGTATGAGCGTTGGCGGCGTGAGGATGCGGTGTTCGCGCAGCGCGTGGACGAGGTGCGGGGGATGCGCCAGCGGTCGGGGCCGCTGAAATTGTCGTTCCCTGAGTTTTCGGAGCGGTTCCTGGGGATGCGGGTGTTCCCGCATATGCAGAATGTGGTGGATTTGATGGAGGGGCGTTCCCCTTCGTGGACGCCCACGGGGATCGTGTTCGAGCCGGGTGAGCGGGACCTGGCGATTGTGAATATGCCGCCGGAGCATGGCAAGTCGGTGACGTTGACGATTAATTATGTGACGTATCGGATTGCGATGGACCCGAATATTCGCGTGATTATCGTGTCGAAGACCCAGTCGATGGCCCGGAAATTCCTTTATGCCGTGAAGACGCGGCTGACGCATCCGAAGTTCACGGAGATGCATGCCCATTACGCCCCTGCCGGGGGGTTCGAGTCGTCGGACGCCTCGTGGACGCAGGACATGATTTACGTGTCGGGGGAATCGCGGGATTCGGGTGAGAAGGACCCGACCGTGCAGGCGCTGGGCATCCGAGGGCACATTTTTGGCGCACGTGCCGACATTGTCATTGTCGATGACGCGGTTGATCTGACGAACGCCCACGAGTACGAGAAGCAGATCGACTGGTTGCAGGCCGAGGTGATGTCGCGTCTGTCGGCGAACGGGATGCTGCTGGTGGTGGGCACCCGCCTGTCGGGCAAGGATCTGTATTCCGAGCTGCGGGACCCCACCCGCTACCCGGAGGAAACCTGCCCCTGGACGTACCTGTCCATGCCGGCAGTACTCGAGACAGCCGATGACCCGCAGGACTGGGTGACGCTGTGGCCTTTCACGAATCACCCCGATCCGACGGATAAGGACGCCGAGCCCGATGCCGATGGTTTGTTCCCGAAGTGGAATGGGCCGCGGCTGGCGAAGAAACGCGCCCGGGTCGCCCCCCGCACGTGGGCGATGGTGTACATGCAGCAGCAGGTGTCCGACGACGCCGTGTTCCACCCCGATGCGGTCCGTGGGGCGATTAATGGGAATCGGCTGGCGGGGATCATGCCGAGGGGGATGGCGAACTGCCGCCCCGACGGGATGGATGGCCTGCTGGTGGTGGCGGGTTTGGACCCGGCGATGGCGGGGCACACGGCTGCGGTGGTGATCGGCTTGGATCCGGCGACGCAGAAACGGTTCGTGCTGGATGTGTGGAACAAGCCGGCGATGACACCGGATCAGATTCGGCAGATGATCCGCGACTGGACTTCGAAGTACGGGATTATCGAGTGGCGGGTGGAGAAGAACGCCTTCCAGTCGATGCTGACGCAGGACCGTGAGGTGCGGGAGTACCTGGCGGGGGCGGGGGCGATCCTGCGGGAGCATTTCACCGGGGCGAATAAGCATGACGTGGATTTCGGTGTGGCGTCGATGACGACGTTGTTCTCGGGGTGGCAGGACAAGCGCCAGTTGATTGAGTTGCCGTCCACGCACGTGTCGGAGGCGACGACGGCACTGGTGGAGCAGCTCGTGACGTGGCATCCGGCTGCGCCGAAGACGCAGAAGACGGACGCGGTGATGGCGCTGTGGTTCGCTGAGCTTGCGTGCCGGGACCGGGTAGCGGCGATGACGAACTTCTCCCGCTCCCACGTGAACAACCCGTTCGCCACGAGGTATGACCGTTCCACGCAGGCAACAGTTGACTTGAATTCGTTTGAACGTGACCGCATGTTCGTGACCCTTTAGGAGGCTCGTTGCCTACGACTGCCGAGGTGGCTGGCCTCTACAACCGTCTGCGTGTGCAGAACAACGGTCGCGACCAGCGCATGCGTGACATCAAGATGGTGCGTTCGGGTCAGATGGCGAACGTGTTCCCTGACCTGTTCCCTGAGGATGGCCCGTTCACTCGCCCGATCGTGGCGAACATGGTGGATGTGGCGGCGCGGGACCTGGCTGAGGTGATCGCGCCGCTGCCGTCGTTCAACTGCTCGTCCAGCTCGATGGTGTCGGATTCGGCGCGGAAGCGTGCGGAGATGCGTACCCGCATTGCAACGTATTACGTGCAGTATTCGCAGTTGCAGAAGCAGGCGTATGCCGCTGCGGACAGGTATGTGACGTACGGCTTCGTTCCGGGGATCGTGGAGATCGACTGGGATGAGCGCATGCCGCGCATCAAGTGGCTGGATTCGATGGGCTGCTACACGGTGCGCGACAAGCGCGACCGCGTCAAGGCACTGTTCCAGACGATCAACTACCACATCGATGACCTGATCGCGAAGTTCCCGCAACTGGAAAACGTGATCCTCTCGCAGGCACCCGGTGCGACCACGAAGATCGAGGTGGTCCGCTACCACGACAAGGATGTAGACATCCTGTTCCTGCCCGGTGAGGGCGGGATTGAGCTGATCCGTACCGCGAACCCGGTGGGCAAGTGCCTCGCCGTGGAGGTGCGCCGCCCTGGTCTGGATGATGACCCGCGTGGGCAGTTCGATGATGTGATCGCGGTGCAGGTGGCGAAGGCACGCTTCGCGCTCCTCGCAATGGAAGCAGCACAGAAGAGCGTCCAGGCACCTATCGCTCTCCCCCAGGACGTGCAGGAACTGTCCCTCGGTGCGGATGCGGTGCTGCGTTCGTCCACACCGGAGAAGATCCGCAGGATCCCGCTCGAGGTTCCCGCTGCCGCGTTCCAAGAGCAAGGCATCCTTGATAACGAACTGCGTCAGGGCAGCCGCTACCCCGAGGTACGCGGTGGCAACCTTGACGCATCCATCGTCACAGGCCGTGGCGTGCAGGCGCTGATGACCGGGTTCGACACCCAGGTCCGCACCGCGCACGCCATGTTCGCTGAGGCATACACGGATTTGATCGCCCTCTGCTTCGAAGTGGAGGAGGTCTGTTGGGCGTCGTTCCGCAAGACTGTTCGCGGTAACGACAACGGCACCCCGTATGAGGTTTCATACTCGCCCGAGAAGGACATCAAGAACGATTACTCGGTCGATGTTCAGTATGGCCTCATGGCGGGTCTGGACCCTAACCGCGCTCTGGTGTTTGGGTTGCAGGCCCGTGGTGACCGTCTCATCTCGCAGGACTGGCTACGCCGCTCCCTGCCGTTCTCGCTGAACGCGACGGAGGAAGAGCAGAAGCTGGACATTGAGGATATGCGTCAGGCGCTGCGTCAGGCGGTGTCTGGTTACGCGCAGGCGATCCCGGTGCTGGCTCAGAATGGTCAGGATCCTGGGGAGATCCTTACCCGGTTGGCGATAATCATTGAGGGCCGGCAGAAGGGTAAGCCGATTGAGGAAGTGATCGCTGAGGCGTTCGCTCCCCCGGAGCCGCCACCCGGCATGGTTGATCCGATGGTTGATGACGCCTCCCCGGTCCCTGGCGATCCCATGCAGGATCCCATGTCGGGTGGTGGACCTGAGTCCCTTGAGGGCATTGACGCGATGGGCCGGGTGCGTGGCGTTGCACCGGGTCAAGCGGGTCTTCCTCCCGGTGGCAGGCCGGATTTGAACTTCCTGCTGGCTGGATTGTCAGCGCGCGGTGAGCCGAATCTCTCCGCTTCTGTATCACGACGAGTACCGATTGCATAAGGAGTAGATATGGCGGTTCCCGCAGCAGCGCCGAAGAAGCCTGCGAATCAGGGCGGTAAGGCCCCGGCGAATGTTCAGCCTGTGAATCATCAGGAGAAGGCCGTGTCGGGCACGAACGCGCTTCCTCACCAGTACGGCCCGACGCATGGCGCGTGGGGTAATCACATTGCTGCGAAGCAGCCGGGTGGCACTCGTGGATCAGGAAAGGGCGCGCGGTAATGAAGGCTCAGTCTGCTAAAGGCAGCACTGGAAAGCGTGCGGCAGCCCGGAGGGCAACGCCATCTGGCCGTAATGGCGGTACTGGAGTCAATCGCCAGGGCAGCTCGTCTGCTTCTGGCTACTACCACGACCGTAGTTGGCCCAGCCAGAAGTCAACTTCCAAGTCAAAGAAGAAGGGGTAGTCATGCCCGGAGCGCAGGCAAGTCGCAGTAGGTCTTCGGCCAAGAAGGACATTGCTGGCATGAAGTCAGCTACCAAGGCAAACAACGTCAAGAAGGTTGCTGACCGGTTGACCGCGACTAAGAAGCTGAATAGCGCGGCCAGCAAGATTAAGCGCGGTCGCTGATGTGCAATTTCTGTGGATGCCAGACGAAGACAGGCCAGGGTTACGGCGGTTCCGATAAGAAGGGCAGCAAGTAATGCCAGCGCACTACGGGTCCGCAAAAGGTAAGCCGAAGCCGATTGGTGGACGTAAGCCTCTTGCTGGCAAGCCTGGTACAGGATCGGCAGTAGGCAAGGGAGACAGCCCTAAGCCTCCCAAGAAGAAGCAGCCAGCCCCGACAAGGCTCGTCATCCAGCCCGTCAAGCCTAAGCCGTCCAAGCGTGGCAAGTAAGAAGCAGTTCTGGGATAAGCCCAACCCGAAGAAGAAGTCCACCCCCTTGACCCCAGCTCAAAAGGCTGCGGCGAAGGCGAGGGCGAAGAAGGCGGGTCGGCCTTACCCAAATCTGGTGGATAACGCTGCTGTGCGGAGGAAGCGTGGCAAGTAAGAAGGATTCGCGCCTGGAGCGCGCTGGCGTTTCTGGCTACAACAAGCCGAAGCGCACACCCAACCACCCCACCAAGAGTCACGTTGTCGTGGCTAAGGAGGGGTCGCAGGTCAAGACGATTCGTTTCGGTCAGCAGGGTGTGACGGGTGACAAGCAGCCGACGAAACGTCAGGCGTCGTTCAAGGCTAGGCATCGAGCAAACATTGCGAAGGGCAAGATGAGCGCGGCCTACTGGTCCGACAAAGTGAAGTGGTAGGGCCGAGTCAAGTGGTAAGGAGCCGGGTGTGGACGAGGACGACGAGATCATCGAGATCATCGAAGAGCAGCCTGTAGTCGTTGAGGCCACACCTTGGTTCAACTCTGACACGGTCGCAACCAGCATGGTGTTTGCCGCGCAGATGGCGCAGGCCGCTGCTGACCATTTCCAGAATCTCGCGTTTCTGGCGTTGGGGCAGTCAGCGCATGAGTGGGTGCAGAAAGACCGTGAGGAGTTCGCTGAAGAGACAGCGGCTGATATTTCTAGGCTTGAGGTGAAGGAGAAGGATGGCTGAGGGTCACGGCGGTATGCGCCGACCGAGCAACCCTGCTCCTGTGTCAGGCCCTGGGGCCTTGTCACGTCGCACGGATGGTCAGGGCGCTAGGTACATGGCTGGCGGGCAGTACGGGGAGGGTCAGGAGATGATGGATCTTCAGACCTCTGCCCCTATGTCGAAGGCTCCTGAGCAGCCGCGCATGCGGCAGCCTCGTTCTGGTCGCCAGGTGGTTGAGGAGGGCATGCGCCCCACTCCCCTGTTCGCTCCTACGGAGCGACCGGATGAGCCGATTACTGCTGGTGCCCCGTTCGGGCCAGGGCCGGGACCTAAGCGCGTCAGCCAACCGGCTCAGAGTGTTGCTGAGTCAATCGCCAGATTTCTACCCTACGACGATACTGGCACGATTGAACGCCTGTATCGTTTAGCGTCGGCTCGGGGCTGGTAGCTGCGTGCCCCGCCCCCAGCTTGAACCTTCATCACGGCCCACCTACTTCGGTGGTACACCGACTAGCACGCAGGGTTACAACCGTCCGCAAATCACCGCCCCACGCGGACCCCTGCCGGGCACTGAAAACTACGCCCCTGACGCTCAGGAGCAGCGTGAAGTTGAGCGGTACATCGCGGACAATCCGCTATCAACTGCCCAGCAGGTCGATTACGGATACGTTCAGTTTGCCGAAAACTACGGACCCTACGAAGGACCGGACAATGCGGGAGTACCGCGTATTGCTTCGGCGCGAGCTCGTGCCGCTCAGGCTGTCGTTCGCGCTGGTCTGACGCCCGAGCGTGCATCAACTCTAGAGAACTACCCGACGGTGGCTCGCGCCTTGGTCAACGCGGGGTTGATGATGTACCCCGAGCGAGTAAGCGAAACATTCCCTGAGGGCGACCCACGCGCTGCGATGATGCAGGCGCAACGGCTTCAAGCCCGAGGCATGGCAACTGATGCCGTTGACGAGGCTGATGTAGCCCGATTGCTTAACGTTGTTGAGTTAGACAACGCGGCTAGAAAGTACCTTATGGCCGGGGCGATGGGTGATGAAGTTCGCCAGTCAAACATCCTCTCCTCAATGGGTCCATTAGATCAGATGGCGTTACTGGACACCGTGTTCCATAAGGCTCAAGAGCTGGCCGAACGTCGCGAGCTGGTTCCTGAATGGATGCGTAACATGTTCCACTACATGACGTATGTAGTGGATGGTTTTTGGTGGGCGAATCGGCAGGCAATCCGCGCATTCAATGCGAACATTGAGGCGATTCAGGATGACCCCAAAAACGTGTTTTCTGCCGGTCCCCTGTTTGGCGTAGGGCAAGTACTGAATGCTGTTCGATACTGGGATGACGTTGCTGCTGGTCAGTACGACCAGGCAATGTTAGATGAGGCCCGTGCCCAGCACGGCAGTAAAGCTGTTGATGTCATTGTTGACATCACGAACGAGTATCAGAAGCAAAAATACGTATGGGATCCGACTGGGTCGGGCGGTTTCTTAAAGCCGTGGGATCAGCAGCCAGAGAACCGGGACGCCACTCCGTTCGAGGTCGTATTCCGTAAGTATCGGGATGACCCCGAGGCGCTTGCCGTTTTGCGTGGGTTGATTTACACCCAGGAAGAGGATCCGAACCTCGTGGCGGCCATGAAGGCCGTGGATGCGGCAAGTAACTCAAACATGGGCCTGAACTTGCTTCAAGGGATCCCCACGGAGATTCTTCCTGCTGACAGTCTTCTGCGTGAAAACGTTGGCAACGTTGTCAATATTGCTGCTGGCATCGGCCTTGACCCGACGCTTGGCGCCGCAAAGATTCTGCGAGTAGCCCGAGTGATGCGCTATTCTATGCTCAAGTTCGCACCTGGGGCTGACATTACTGCCGCACTGTCGATACCTAAGGTGCGGCGAGAAATGCAGGCCGTTGTTGACGGTGTTCAACGGTACAAGACTTTGGTTGCCGCAGAGAAAGCTAGAACGGGTCGAACAGGGGCGGCGGCGAACTACCGCGCCACATTTGAGGAACTGCACGGCGACATTGCGCCGATCCTTGATGACTTGATTGACTACAACAATAAGGCTGGCGTCAAAACGCTTGACGACGTTCGTGACGTTATCGTCGCTGGTAATGACCTAGATGCTCTTTTGCGTGGCGTTCCGATCAGTCAGGCACGTCACATTCGGACTGTGTACGAGAGAATGTACGGCGCTGCTGCCCAGGGCGCTCGTCGCGATGTTCTCCTTCCTCGCGCTGGTCGCCTGAACACATTGCAGAAGATGGCTCGCCAGGAACTGGCCGCTCGCGGACTGGGTGCCCGTATGGGGGCGAAGCGGCTTGAGCGCAGGTTCGGGCCGCAGGGCTCCACAAACCCAGAGGCAATCGCAGCGATCCTAAACGAGAACGCTCCCCTGATTGGTGACGCATCCGGTATCGCCCCTCGAGCCTTCAGGTCGCCTATCCTTGAGGCTGTTGGTTTCGTGGGTAAGCGCCGTCCCGCCTTCAAGAGTCGCGGGACGAGCGCATCAACCCAGGAAACTGATCGTGTCTTAACAACACCGGAATTGAACCCGGGGAAGTTTCGCTACTCGGACGACACACTGTATGGACGCGTTACTCGCCTTACCCGCCTCTTTGTGCGGAAGCCGAATGCGGCGATCATTAGTACAGCCGATGGTCGCGACGCTGACAAGATCTTCACTTTTGCTCGCGCATTTTTTACGAAGTACGAGGCTCGGGCAATTGCCGACGCATTTAAGGTGGCTGACCAGTCCACACGGATCAATATTCGTAATGGCTTGGTGCGGTCGGCCGCCGAGATTGTCGGCGTTCGCTACAGGTTCGGATCAAACGCTGACCGTGTCATTGACGATCTGATCACGGGCAATCGGGCGTGGGAGCAGTACTCCCCCACCAAGGTGTATCGACGTAACGCAGACGGCTCGGTCACGACGTATAACCCGGCTGACTTTGGTGCAAACAACGCATCTAGGCAACACCCGCTGCATCTGTGGCAGACCTCGGACTACACGAAAATGCCTGACTTCACCGACCTAGAGCTGTTGCAGCAAAGAGCCGGGTTTTGGAACGCTGTGATGGGTTGGGCTGACACGAACCCGGCGAAAACCATTACTGATGCTTGGAGTCTCGGCACCCTAGTTGGCCCCAGATTCATCCAGCGGTCCGCACTCGAAGACTACGTCCTGTGGGCTATGACTTCAGGTTCGTGGACCAACGCTATTGAGGGGCGTCGCCTTAGCACTCGCGTGCGTGCCTACCGTGATGGTTTCGGCAGGGTGCCCAAGGACATCAAATATGAGGTGGGTGCCGCTACCTACGCTGGTGATGGTTCTCGTCTTGGTTTCTTCAATCGTCGCAAAAAGCCAAAGAACGAGCGGTACTCGTCGCAAGAGATGACGAACAACGCTTTTGGTCGATTCATCCTTGACCGTTTGGACGAGGTCGAAGCTGACGAGCTGGTTACTGCCATTGCCAATGGGGACAAGCCTACACAGGTGCGACTCCTAGCGACTTCTCTGATGCGTATGGAGGGTCTGCCTAAGGGCATGACCGAACTTCAGGCTCGGGGCATTGCAACCTCTGCCATTGAAGGCTACGTGCAGCACAAGATGGATGATGTGCTGGAGCAGGCCACGTACATGAACTCTGTCCGCACGACCAGCACTCTGGACCGAACCGTTGAGGATCTAGGCGTTCTAGATGGCATAACTCTGGCTCGCGCTCAGTACGACGTTGACTTCGTTGACATTGACATGCGACTGGCTAGCCCAGCCGACTTCATGTCTTGGTATAGGAACATTAGCGGCGCGGTGCAGCTGGATGGTGCCCTCGGCACTGTGGGCGTTGCCAACATTCCGAAGTATCTAGATCCCGCTACGCGCAGTCAGGTTATTGACGACCTTGCGTCAATTGTCCGCAACGACAAAACCTACGGGTACAAGGATCGACTTGCGGCCCTGACTGAACCCAATGTTACGCCCGAGGATTTTGTCGCCCGGTATATGGACGACGTGACAAACCTGTTTACACGGGCTGACGGCTCCCTTAACGATGGCCTTTGGGGTCGGGTCGTGAAGGTTGAGCAAAATCCAGATGGAGTTGGTCAGGTCACACGAGTGAGCATGGATGACCTTGATACCGGATACATGATGGAACTGGACGTTGCGGACCGACCGGTGTCGGTGTTGGGGATCAAAAAGACCCCGATTCCGAATCTTACCTCGATGGGCGCGATGGACAAGGTGTGGTCGGTCCTAGGTGCCCAGTACAACCGCATCTCTCGTGACCCGTTCTGGACCGCGAACTACATGACTGAAATAGGAAAACTCCAGGGCTACCGGGATTCGCTGGTTCCAATTGTAGGTGAGGCTCAGGCTGACTTCCGCACCTTTAAGCTCGCTGCCGACCGCGCCTACGATCTCACGCTTGCCTATTCGGACAACCCAGCAAATCGCACGATCTTTGCGTGGAAGATTCGCAACCTGTCGCGCTATTACCGTGCAACTGAGGACTTTTTCCGACGCATGATGCGTGTCGGCAAGAACTACCCAGAGGGTTTTTGGAAGATCGCTCTCACGTATGACCTCATGGAGGACTCGGGGTTCGTGTGGGAAGACGACCGGGGCGGGAAGTACTTCATGTACCCGGGCGCGGGGATCGTGAACTCTATCGTGTCTAACTCAATTCGTGCGTTGACTGGCAACAACACATTGTCACTTAGCCCATTTGAGGTTGGGGGCAAGGTCAACATGCTGTTGCCGTCGTCTGACCCCAATCAACTGATCGCTTCCGCGACAGGGCCGGTAGGTGTCTTGCCGTTCTCTTCCGTATTTGCTGTCGTTCCACAATTTGAAGCTCTTGAAAGAGTGGTGCTTGGTGAGTACGCACAGGACGCGAAATTGTGGGAAACGATCTTTCCCGCCGGGGTGGTCCGACTGATCAAGGGGCTTGACTGGGACGAGCGTAACGCCGCTTACGGCAATGCTATGCGTGCCGCTTTCCAGATCTCTGTAGCCGCAGGCATTGAGCCAAAGGACACTTCACCTGAGGCGATGCGGGTCTATCGTGAGCAGGTTGCGACTATGGCCCAGCACTTTCTGGTTGGCAAGATGATCATGGGCTTCATGGTTCCTGCCTCGCCACAGTTGATCCCGGGAGACGTAACCAGGATCGGTCGCGAGATGGGCGTGATTTCAATGAACCGGGCATTCCGGTCGATGCTTGATTCTTACGGCGATGACCCGTATGCCTACGAGCAGGCGCTCGTTGACTTCTACACCACATTTGGTCCTGAGGCCATGCCCTACACGGTCGGCTCAACCACCACCCCTGGGGCAGACGACGACCCCGGTGGATTGATGCGTACTGCCGCTCTGGACTCAATGACCGACAGGGCATACGACTGGGTTCGCAAGAACGACGAGGTCGTTAGCAAGTTCCCGATTGCGGCAACATTTCTGTACCCGCGAGATGGCGAGTTTGATATCAAGATGTGGGCTTGGTATCAGAAGACCAAGTTTAAGCAACCGACACCTGAGGGCATGTACATCAGGAAGTTGCTTTCCGTTGAGGGGCGCTTCGAGTACGACCAAACTCAAAAGTATCTGCTAGAACTCCAGGCTAATGGGGAACCTTTTGTGGCTGAGGATGGCTCGGAGCATGAAGTCACAGACGACTTTATTGAATACAACCTGAAGTCAATTCGCCATGCGAATCCTTGGGCAGACATTGACATGGATTCTTCCTCATACCAGGGCTGGATTGGTTCCGTTGAGCGCCTACTCAATGGTGACGCATCAACGAAGGGCGAGGTGCGTCGCATGATTGACTACTACTACAGCGATGACTTTAAGTCCGAGATCCCAATTTCGGTGCAGAAGATCACGGAAGCTGTTGAGACTTTCGATTATTGGAAGGCGCAGCGCGACGGCCTGAATGCCCGCACTACCGAGGGTCGGGAGTTGCGTGATGAAATTGACGCCCAATTGCAGGGCTTCCTGACGGAGATCGGGTCTGAAGACCCGAACGCGCAGATCTTCATTGACAGAGTTCTGATGCCCCTCTTGAAGGAGAACCTGTACGGGGACGGCGAGTTCATTCCGACTGGCGTATTGGTAGGTAGGTAATGTCGCAGCCCACATACTTCGGTGGAACGCCGACCAGTTCAAGTGGATATTCAAGTACGAGTAAGCCTAAGCCGCCGCCTAGGGGCACACAGTCGGGGCCTGGCGTCAATGTGCTTGTACCCACGACCACGACTACGGCCCCGGCACGCGACGACTCATCGTCAACATCAACGTCCACTAGTGGGTCGTCCCCTCGCCCTCCGGCGTACATGCGCTATCAGGTGACCTATCGCCCCCCCGTGTGGGGGACGGCTGATAGGCAAGAGCAGCAGATTTCCACGCTTCCGCTGGTGTATCGAGCGCAAACCTCTGGTGATCTACGCGAGGCGTACTGGAATGACCCCGACTCCCGTGCGATCATTCAAGCCGCTGCTCGGGTCTATTACCGGGATTACCCGAACTACAGCGATCAATGGGCTGAGGGGTTTTGGCAAGAGGACATCCTCAACGCCTCGCTAAACCCCGGCTCACCGCCGCCTTGGCAGGCGCTGCAAATGATCTTCTCGGGTCAGACTACTGCGCCAAGTGATCCCGGTAGCTCCAGCGGCTACTCAGGCTATTCCTCTTATGGAGGCAGTTACGGTGGTGGGTACGGCGGTGGCAGCGGTGGGGGCGGTTCGGTTGCCTTGACTGACCCAACGTCTGCGCGTGGCCTGCTGCTGCAAACGATGCAGGGTGTCCTGGGTCGTAACCCCACCGACCGGGAGTACAGGGATTTCCTGAAGACTTTGAACAAGTCCGAGATGGCTAATCCCCGCACCGTGGAGATGGATGGGGATGTGGCTGTTCAGTCTGGTGGGATCGACGCAAGCGTCCTGGCTTTGGATTTCGCTAAGGCGGCTGATGACTACAAGGCCACTCAGGCTAACAAGTTTTATAACGCTTTCATGGGTGCGCTTGGGGGTGGTGTGAGTGGCTGACCAGACCGCGGGTGATCCTAAGGATCGTGTGTCAGGTGGGCCTAATCCGGCCCAGGGTGGTGGGAAGAAACCATTTGCCGTTGAGCAGGCTCGCCGCGAGTTGGCTGACGCTGAGCGTGTCCTGAAGGATCTTGAGAAGCGCAAGATCAAGGGACCGCAGCTTGATCAGGCGAAGGAGGCGGTCCGAGAGGCCCGTAAGACTCTCCGTGACATGACGAAGGGTGACCGCGAAGATCGCATTGAGGCTCGCCGTGACTTCATGGACGAGTACTACAACGATCTTGGCGGTCCGTGGATTGCTGAACTTATCAAGCGTGACCCTGAACTGAATCGTCTCTTTCAGAAGCACATCCGTAACGATGACGTTGACGGGTTCATGGATGAGGTCTACCAGAGTGACTGGTGGAACGATCCTGAGAAGTCTACGTCGTGGAAGAACGCATTTAGGCTTGAGTTCGCTAAGGACAAGACAGCCTGGAACACGGCTTTATCTGACGCTGAGGATGCCATTGAGGCCCTTGCTGATGACTTGTACAACATTGAGATTCCTCCCGAGATTCTGGCTCAGATTGCTCGCCGTTACGTCTATGAGGGCTGGGCTCAGAAGGATGAGGGCCTGCGGGTTTGGCTGTCGAAGCAGTTCTCTAACCAGCGTAAGGCGGACCCGGAACTGACCCCTGGTGGTCAGCTACTGGACACCGAGCGTGCCTTGACTGAGGCTGTTCGTGCTTACGGTGTTGACCGTGACGAGAAGTGGATCCGTCAGACTTCTCGCAAGATCTTGAACCCTGATGCGAACTTCGATGAGGATGACGCCTGGAATGAGATCATTGCTGAGGCTGAGTCCTTGTACCCAGTTTTTGCTGGGAAGTTGTCCAAGGATCGTTCTGTGCGTGACCTTGGTGCTGGCTACATCAATCAGTTGTATCGCCGTCTTGAGCTGGCTGGTCCCGATGAGGTTGACCTGACTGATCCTTTGCTGCGTAGGGCGTTCACTAGCCCTAACGAGAAGGGTGAGCCTGTGTTGATGCCGTTGTGGCAGTTTGAGCAGGAGATCAAGAAGGATGATCGCTGGCAGTTGACGAATAATGCGAGGGATACCTACATGGCTGCTGGCACTTCGTTGCTTCGTGCGTTCGGGTTCACGGGATAGTCATGGCGAAGCGTAATAGTCAGCGAGACAACGTCATTCGGCAGAATCGCAATGACCGCATTCGGGAAACTCGTGAGCGAGCGGCTGCCGAGCAGCGTCAGCGGGAGCAGCGTGCCGAGGCTGAACGTCGTGCCCGTGAGGAGAGGATGCGTCAGGCTGGTGTGACGCCCCCTAGTGAGCGGAAACCGAAGACGCCCCCTAAGCCGAAGGCTCCTCCGAAGCCTGGTTATGACTGGGTGTGGAACGGGTCTGCTTGGGTTGAGACGAAGTTGGGTAAGGACAACCCCCCAACTCAGGAACTCCCTGATGGTTATGAGTGGACGTGGAACGAGACGACTCAGACGTGGGGTTTCACGCAGACTTCTACTGGCTCCGGTGACGGTACTGGCGATGGAGACGGTGACGGCACCGGAGACGGAGATGGCACCGGGTCGGGATCTGGCGATGGCATCAACACGGGTCAGCGCCAGGCCGCGAAGGTGCTCGTCAAGGCAATGATGGAGCAGCTTGGCTTCTCTGAGTCTATGGGCTTCACCGCTGCCGAGATCAACACCATGCTGACGAGACTGGACGAGTGGATTGAGTTGGGCATTGCCGACAATGATCCGTCCGGTCAGAATCTCCTACTGCTGTTCCGTTCCGATGAGAAAACCCGCAGCATCTACGAGAAGCGTTTCCCTGGCATGAAAGCAATGGCAGCCCGAGGGCAGTCCATGTCGGAAAGCGAATACATCAACATGGAGCGGGAGTACCGGAACACGCTTGCCAGTTTCGACCTGCCACCTGAGTATTACGACTCCTTCGATGACTACGGCAGGTTCTTCGCCGGAGGCGTCTCGGTCGCTGAGGTGGGTCAGAGGGCTATGGCTGCGAAAGCAGCGATCAATCCGACCGTGCTGGCTGAACTGCAGGAGTACTACGGAATCGGTGAAGGCACGGCTACGGCTTACCTTCTAGGTTTGACGGACGAGAAGGGCGTCATGCTGGCCTCTGATGCTGCTGCCCGTAACCAGCGGCAGATCTCTGACATCAACCGCAACATTCAGATCGGTGGAATGGCCGAGGCTTCAGGGTTCCGCATGGGCCTGAATCAGGCATCCGCTCTGGCTGGGACTGTGCTGGGTCAGGGCATGGATCCGTTCGATCCACGCACTCAGTCCATGTTGAAGGGCACGTTTGATAATGCGCGCAGGGTTGCCGACAGGGAAACGGTTCTCGCTGGAATTGACCGTGAGGCGTATAGCGAGCAGGACACTCTTGCGGCTGCTTTTGGTGATCAGCAGAAGGCGCTCGCCTCGGAGAGGCGTGCGAAGAGGGAGCGTGACAGGTTCGCTGGGTCGGCTGGCGCTTCTTCGGCATCTATCGGCGTGCAAAGGAACATTTAGCAAGTGAGCGATTGGGATTGGTACAGAGTTCACACGGGCAAATAGTTTGCCTCGGGGGTGAATGGAATGCAGGACTGTAAAGCCTCACGAAGGACACAGACCTAGACCTGGGTTCGATTCCCAGCACCTCCACCCACACCTGGATCGGCAGGCCCCAGGGTGAGTCACAAGACCTGTATGTCACAGCCACACATGACCCCCCAGTTGTGTGTGTGGGTGGCGACTTACTCACGGATGAGAAGAGGGTGATCGCCTTATGGCGAATAACGAGTTCGATCTGCCTGACGATTTCGATGACTACGATGATGGCGCTATTACGCAGGTGCGTAAGGCACATAAGGCGGCACAGCGCCGCATCAAGGAGCTGGAGTCTGAACTCCAGGGTTTCCGTGTTGAGTCTCGGAAGCGCAGCGTGCAGGAAGTTCTCACGTCACGCGGATACAACCCGAAGATCGCTGATTTGATCCCTGAGGGTCTGACTAGCGAGGCAGAGATTACGTCTTGGCTCGATGACCGTAGCGACGTGTTCCAGCCCACGGTGGCTGTGAACGATGGTTCGCCGGACGATGGGCAGATGGGTAATCAGGCTGAGATTCAGGTGCCTCCGGGCTATCAGCAGTTCAACGAGGTTGTGAACGCGGGACAAGCACCGATTGGTGACGAGTCGCAGATTATGGCGATGATTGCGGCGGCTAAGACTCCCGAGGAGCTTAATCGCATCATCTTCAATAACGCGGCTGGGCCAGCGGTGTACTGACCAAGTCCAACAACTAACCGCGAAAGGTGGTGAATCTCAACTATGCCTAACACCTACACTGGTACGGCTACGATCAGCAACCAGACTGGCATGACTAACCTCGTCCAGACTGCTTATGATCGCTATGTTGAGATGGCTCTGCGTTCGCAGCCGCTCATCCGTGATGTTGCTGATAAGCGGCCTGTGCAGCAGGCCATGCCGGGTTCGTCGGTTGTCTTCCAGATTTACACTGATCTGGCTCAGGCTACCTCAACCCTTACTGAGAACGTTGACCCTGATGCTGTTGCTCTGAGCAACACCAGCACGGTCACGGTGACGCTGAATGAGTACGGCAATGCTGCCCTGCTTACGCGCCGCCTGGGTCTGTTCTCCCTGTCCGATGTCGATCCGGCAGCAGCGGACATTATCGCTTACAACATGGCTGACAGCCTCGATGCTGTTGCTATGACGGAGCTTCGTGGTGGCAGCAATGTCCGCTACTCCCGTGACGCTTCTGACACTCCGTCTTCGACCGCTACGGTTGAGGCGACGGATACGATTGCCCTGACGGACATTCGTTTCTGTGTGTCGAAGCTGCGTGCGGGTCTTGCTGTTCCGCGCCAGGGGTCGCTGTACGCGGCCTACATTCACCCTGAGGTTTCGCACGATCTTCGTAGCGAGACGACGGGTGGAGGTTTTCAGGATCTCCACAAGTACGATGCTTCGGAGAACTTCTGGCCTGGTTTCATCGGTACGATTGACGGCGCTTACTTCATTGAGACGCCGCGCATGTACAACGCTACCGATGGTGCCACGTCGGCTCGCGTGTTCCGCACGATCATCGTGGGCAAGCAGGCGCTTGCTGAGGCTGTCGCGGAGGAGCCGCACACCATCGTCGGTCCCGTGACCGACAAGCTGATGCGCCACCGGCCCCTGGGCTGGTACGGCGTTCTCGGGTGGAAGCGTTACCGTGAGGCTGCGCTGTACCGCATCGAGTCCAGCTCCAGCATCAACTCTGCCTGATAAGCACTGACGTACCTGTAGGGGTCACTCAAATAGTGGGGTGGCCCCTACAGGCGTTGGAAGGATAGGTATGGCCTGTAGGACCGGGTGTATCACGCAAGACCATGAGACTTACGGACAGTGCCTTCGGGCAGCGTCCTTGCGGGTTGGCTGGGGCCGATCCCATCTCGGCATTGACCGGACTGCTGAGAAGAACAAGGAACAAGAGCTTGCCTTCTATCGGGAGGCGAGGGCTGCGGGTGTCCAGCCTGCTTCAACGAGGACACCGGATATCGCCAGGGCGCTTGATGTGAGTGCTAGGGCGGGTGCGGCGTTTGACGCAACGAATAACACATTCAGTAACGGTGCCCATTTCAGCCCCAAGACGGGGCAGGTTGTTAAGTTCGATTAAGGAGAACAGGTGGCGAACGCTGTCTTCCCGAAGGCCAAGGAAGGCTTCCTCGATGGGAGCATTGACCTTGACACGGCGGTTATCAAGGTGGCCCTGGTTCGGGGTTACACATATTCTTCCTCGCATGACACAGTCTCTGATGTGACTGGTGCTGGTGCGACTTTGCATGCCACGTCTGGTGCGCTGTCTTCTAAGACGGTGACTGATGGCGTGTTTGATGCGGCTGATGTGACGTTCACGACGCCTGCGTCTGACACGAATGATCATGCGCTGCTGCTGTTCCAGTCGTCGTCTTCGACCGGTGGCGCTGATGTGGCTTCGACTAGCCAGCGTCTGATTGCGTGGATTGACACGGGCACGGGTATCCCGATTAAGCCTGCTGGTGGCGACATCACTGTGGTGTGGGATTCCGGCGCTAACAAGATTTTCTCCCTGTAGGGGTTGTCTGAGTGACTGTCCAGTATCAGGACATCACTGAGCGTCCGGTCCAGTTCCTAGGTTGGAGTCTGGATCTGACGGTTTACCCGACCGGGGTGGGTTCGTCTGCTGCTGTGGGTACAGCTCAGGCGAACACCAGTATTGCCGTGTCTGGGGTTGCCGCTGCTGGCACTGTGGGCTCTGCCCAGGTGAATGCTGCCCTGCCTGTGGATGGGATTGCTGCTGGCTCTGGTGCTGTGGGCTCCCCCGCCCTGACAGCGGTCGTCGCCCCTTCGGGGCTGGCTTCAGGTGCGACAGTCGGCACGGCTAAGGCGAACGTCACTACCCCTGTTGCTGGTGTCGGTTCCGCTGCTGCCTTGGGTACGACGACAGCGTTCACCTCGATGAACATCACGGGGTTTGCCTCTACGGGTGCCGTAGGCAACCCGAGCCTGAACCTAGTGATGTCCCCTGATGGGATTGCTGGGTCTGAACTGTTCGGGGATGCGGACACTATCGCCACCGTGTTCATCATCCCTGGACCTGTGGATCCGTCTAACGATTTCGGGACGGTGACTGTGACCCGTAAGGGCTGGTTGTTCAGGACGCCTCGCAACACCTACCAGTGGCGCATGTTCAAGGAGTACGAGGGCATCTCACTGTTGAGGGAAGACGGTGTGTGGTCTGAGGTACAGCACCCTGACTTGGAGCGCACCCTGGCTGCCCAAATCTATTTGGGTGGTGGCAGGGATCACTTCTTGGATGACGTTACGAAGGATGAGCTGGTGGCTTTGGGTTACACGGTGACGGAGGAGTTTATCCTGTGACGACGTTCGATGAACTGACGGATGATGTCCTGTCGATGCTGCGTGGCTATGTGCGTTCGCAGGAGTCTGTGACTGCTTTGAACGGGTCGCTGAATGCGACGGCTACTACGTTCAATGTGGATAACGGTTCCCGCCTGGGTATGGGTCGGGCTGAGATTGATGATGAGCTTGTCTACATTGATGCGATCACGACGAATGCTGTGTCTTTGCAGCCGTGGGGTCGTGGTGTGGATGGGACGACTGCGACTACGCACAGCGATAATGCCCGTGTCACGTTCAATCCCCTGTTCCCTCGCCACTATGTGAAGCGTGCAATCAATGACACGATCCAGTCGATGGGTGTGGAGTTGAAGGCTCAGGATGTGACGACGTTCACGTTCCTGGCTTCAAAGAGTACCTACTCGATTCCTGCGACTGTGAAGTCTGTGTTTCAGGTGACTTGGCAGACGGTTGGCCCTTCGGGCCGCTGGGAGACAGTGAGGCGCTGGCAGGCTGATACGTCTGCTGCTGCTTCCGCTTACGCGACGGGGAAGACGATCACAGTATGGGATCCGATTGTTCCTGGCAGGACAGTTCAGGTGCGGTTCTTGAAGGAGCCGACGAGCCTGTCAGCAGGGTCGGACACGCTCACGGGGACGACTGGTTTTCCTGCATCGTGCCGGGATGTTGTTGCTCTGGGGACGGCTGCCCGACTTGTGTCGTCAATCGATGTGGCACTGCTGGATCCGAGTTCTGTGCAGGCAGGCTTCTTTGATGAGCGCCGACAGATTGGTTCTGCCTCGAATGTGGCTAGGACTTTGTATGCGCTGTATCAGCAGCGTCTGGCTGAGGAGATCGCCAGGTTCCGTGACAACCTCAATACGCCCATTCACTATCGGAAGTAGGATAGATGCCCCGTAGGTATTACTCGTCTACTGCGGTAGCAACCACGTTGTCTGCTTCCGCAAATAATTCAACGACTTCGATCACGGTTACTGCCTTGTCGGGGTTCCCTGTGTCCACTCCGTGGACTGCGATCCTTGATGCTGATACGGCCTCTGAGGAGGTTGTGACTGTCACGGGTGTCAGCGGTACCACGTTGACTGTGACTCGTGGTGTGGATGGAACTTCGGCTGTGTCTCATGCTGCTGGTGCTGTGTTCCGGCATGGTGTGTCAGCTCGTGATTTCGATGAGACGAACTCACACGTTAATGACAACTCTACGGACGTTCATACGCAGTATGTCACTAAAGCCCTATTTACCGCCCCCCGTCAACTTCTGTCCTCAACCGCCTCGGGCACGCCTGTGGTTATTGCCATCGAGGACGACCAACTCATCCTGTCCGCTCAGGTATTCAACTAGGGAGAAACCACCATGGCTCAGTTCACTAAGACCCTCCTTAGTGGGTCCACTCAGGGCAGGGGTATCAAGGTCGTCGCTACGGCGTCGAGCGGCACGACGATCCATGCCACGGGCATCTCGTCGTCCACGATTGACGAGGTGTGGCTCTACGCCTATAACAGCGACACCACGGCGCGGCTCTTGACGATCCAGTACGGCAACACAACCTCGCCCGATGACGACATAAAGGTGACCATTCCTGCACAGTCGGGACTTGTGCTCGTCGCCCCCGGTCTGACCCTCACGGGCACCGGGTCCGCGGCTAACACCATCCGCGCCTATGCTGCGACGGCTAACGTCATTACGATTCACGGCTACGTCAACAGGATTGCATAATGACTAGGCGGTCACGTCTATTCGTTACCACGGCGGTCAAGGATTGGGGGCAGTCGCCGCTCAGTCGCGTGCCCAATACTTCCGCGTTTGTGGCCGCAACTGGTGGCACAGAAACCACGCCCGGTGACGGCTACAAATACCAC